CGGCCACCATGGGGGCGTCCCGCCAGACGGCCAGATTGCCGAACAGGAAGGGCAGGTCGATGCAGTGGCAGGCGCCGATGCCCGGCGTGGGCGACTGCCAGTCGAACTGATAGACGAAAGGCGAGCGGCCCTTGGCGGCCAGCGCGCGGGCATAGGCCAGCGTGGGTTCGATGAAATCCAGGTCGGACCGCAGGTCCATCAAGGCCGCGATGGGCGTGCCCGGCGTCCGGCTGGCGCACGCCTGTTCATACCGCTCGGCGCCGGCCTGTCCATGAAGGGCCCGGTACACCTCGCGCACGGTGTCCGCCGGCAGGTCGCGCATGGCGGCGTCGTCCACGTAGAACGCGGCGTTCTCTTCGCGCGTGTAGCCGATGATGGTGTCGCACCAGGCGCCTGCCCCGGCGGCCGCGAGCGGAGGCGCGGCGATCACCTCGCCGTCGACCGTCGGCATGAAGGGCGGCGTGACTTCGCCGGGACTGGCCGGAACCGTCTGCCGCAGTACCTGCAACTGGGCTTTCAGGATGGCATCGACCGGCAGCCGCGACAGGGTGTCCGCCGCCGCGGTATCGATCCCCGCGGCGCGCGTGAACATATCGTCCACCTCGCGCTTCTCCGCCGGCGTCTGCAAGGCCACGCCCAGCGGCGTGCTCATCATGATGGCGCGGTCGAACAGCTCCGGACCGTCCGCGCGCGTTTGCAGCGCGGCGATCGAATACGCGCCGGCCGACTGTCCGGCCACCGTGACGTTGGCCGGATCGCCGCCGAACGCGCCGATCGCGCGGCGTATCCACGACAGCGCGGCCATCTGGTCGCGCAGCCCCAGGTTGGCCGGCGCGACTCCGGGAATGGGCAGGAAACCCAGTGCGCCCAGGCGATAGGTCACGTTGACCACGATCATGCCGGTGCGCTCGGCCAGCACGGCGCCGTCGTAGCAGGGCAGCGAACCTCCTCCCGTCATGAACGCGCCGCCATGTAGAAACACGAACACCGGCGCCAGGGACGGGCGGTCGACGGGTACCCAGATGTCCAGGTGCAGGCAGTCCTCGTCCTGCCGGGCGGGATAGTCGCCCATGACTTTGGCCAGCCTCGACGGCAACTGCGGCGGGATGGCCGCGGGCGCCGTCGCGTCGAACCGGCCATCGCCTTCGGCCAGCGGCCGGGGCGGCGCGAAACGCCGGCTGCCGGTGGGGGGCAGGGCGTAGGGCACGCCCAGGAAACGGACCACCTTGCCCTCGCGGGCGCCCAGCAGGCGGCCGTAAGGCGTGTCCACGACGCTTGGATCGTTCGGGTTCATGGCAGGGCTCCCCTTTGTGGTGAAGGAAGCGTAGCATCGTGAACTGCCCGAGTTCGTTCTGTTATTGGAACGCTAACGTACTGGAAAAGGAACGAATCCATGCGCGGCCTGGACGACATGTACGTGTTCAAGATGGTGGTCGACCATGGCGGCCTGTCGCCCGCCGGACGACAGATGGGCGTGGCCAAGTCCACGCTGGCGCGCAGGCTGTCCGACCTCGAGCGCCGCCTGGGAGCGCCACTCTTCCACCGTGGTCCCAGGCAGTTCGTGCTGACCAGCTTCGGACAGGAGTGCTACCGGCAGTGCGCGCGGGTGGCCGCCGAGGCCGACAGGCTGCTGGCACTGGCCGAACGCCTGCAGGCCGTGCCCACCGGATCCCTGCACGTCATCGCGCCGCCCTACCTGAGCGAGATCGCCGTCGAACAACTGGCCACCGAGTTCGCGCTGGCCCACCCCCACGTGCGGCTCCACTTCGAGGCCAGCGCGCTCATCTTCGACCCGCGCTTCGTTTCGGCCGACCTCGTCATCTATCCCGCGTTCGAAGCGCTGCCCGACGCCGACATCGTCGCGCGTAGACTGATCACCAGCCCCTTCGCCCTGATGGCCAGCCCCGGCCTGCCCGGCGTGGACGCCTTGGCCGACCCGTCCGGCCTGGCTGCCATGCCCTGCCTGGGATTCGGGCGCAAGACCACCGAATGGCTGTGGCGGCTCCGGCGCGGCCGGGAAACCAGCGTCGTGCGCTTCGAACCGCGCTTCACCACCTACCACCTGTCCGCGTTGCTGCAGGCGGCACGCCAGGGCCTGGGCATCGCCGCGCTGCCCCTGGACCTGTGCGCGGAGGAACTGCGCCAGGGTCGGCTGGTACGCGTCCTGGAGGACTGGCTGCCGCCGCCGGTCAACATCTTCGCCATCTATCCGGGCGGCCGGACCCTGACCACCGCGGCCCGGTCTTTCCTGGACATGCTGGTGCAGCGCCTGCCGGGCGCGGATTTCGACGTCTCGCACACGCCACGGGGCAGGGCGGAGCACCCTGGCAAGAGCGGGCGCGGCAAGCGTTCGGGGTAGGGGGAATGCGCGGTTTGCAGATTTTTCAGCCCCCGATTTGCAAGCCGAAAAAAGTGTCGCTATAATCTTATTTCTTTGCAGCGCCCGTAGCTCAGTTGGATAGAGTACTTGGCTACGAACCAAGGGGTCGTGGGTTCGAATCCTGCCGGGCGCGCCAGAATTAACGCAGTAAAATCAGTACCTTAGAACCGCCTGAAGGCTCCATCCTTCAGGCGGTTTTTCTTTGCGTGGGGGAATTTTGGGGGACTCGCGCCCGCCCACGCCCTTGCGCCAAAGCAAGCAGATTTAGGGATTCCCCTTCTTCCGAGGGCGCCGTAATGCGTTCCAAGGCTTGGTACACCTCGCGAACCTGCGCAATCGCGTAATGGGTGCTCATCTCTTTCGAGTTGTGCCAAAGCACCTCATCCCGGGTTTCCGGCGCTACGCCGGCGTCTCGCAGACGCATCCCCACGGTGTGGCGCAGGTCATGCACGTGGAGATCCCCCAGTTCCGCTTCCTCCCGCACCCGTTGCCACGCAGTATTGTTCATCGACCCGATCGGCACGTGTTTGGCTTTCTTTCCCGCTTTCACTGGCCGTGCGTACGTAAAAACTCGATCAGGGTGCAATCCTCGCTGGGTTTCGATGATGGACTGCGCCACGCTGTTGCATATCAGCACACGCTCTCGTTTCCTGCCCTTTACGAAACGGCGCGGCACGACGAACACTGAAACCGTCAGATCCTTTCCCAGCGGGACCCGCACCTCCCAATCCCACGCCAGATTGCATACAACGTTCTCACGTGCGCCGCATTGCAGGTCGAACAGCACCATGCGAGCCAGATGATCCGGAAGGCGTGGCAGTAACCGCCGCTGATCCGCCCAGCTGATGGGCCGCGGTGGTCTC